GTCCGCAGCGCACGGAGCGTGCGGTCGTCGGCGTACCCGCGCTCGGGGTTGCCGAAGTCGTCCGTGCCAGTTTCCCGCTCGACCCGAACAGTGACTTCTTGCCCGAGTCGGGCGACTTGCGCGACGATGCGGCGCTGGTAGGTCATGAGCCACCCGTCAGGCTGTCAGAGCCGAGGCCGCTGCCCGCGTCGCCTCTGTCGGAACCGTAGTCGCGGTCGTCGTCCCGCGAGACGTTCACCGAACGGAACGTGGTCGCGGCGGTGAGGCTGCGTTTCGCGGCCTGCGCGTTGCGGAACCACGTCGTCACGTCGTTGTCGGCCTTGGCGAGCAGGGTGTCGGCGTCCACCGCCCCGATTTGGACGTTCTGTGCGTCGAGTTCGCCGGTTGCGACCTTGGCAAACAAACACGTCCACCAGTACAGCGCCTCTTCGCGTTCGGGCGCGTCGGGGTCGAACCAGTCGAGGTTCGCGTCCAGACTGGCTTCGACGCGGAGGTGGCGTTTGGCGTTCCGGTAGGCGGTGTCAAGCGCGTCAGCGGAAAGGATGCCGGTGTCGGTGTAGCCCGTCTGGTGGCGGACATCCGACTTGAGGTCGTCTTCTGTCATCGGTTAGTCCTCGGTGATGCGGTTGTAGCCGCGAATCACGTTGTCCCGCCAGTGGCCGAGAGTGCCGCTCTCGAACGAGTGTCGCCGCAGCCGACCAATCCCCTTCGGAATCTCCTTGGCGGGCACGACGCCGCCGCTGGCACCCCCAGCGACGCTTGTGGCTTCGACGCGTCGCCGCCGGTCGGCAACCCGCAGGTAGAAGAGGTGTTGGGCTATCTCGAACACCGCGTCCCGCTGGTAGAGGTCGATAGTACCCTCATCGAGGGCGCGTTCGACTTCGCGGGCGACTTGCTCCTTGACCTCATCGAGTTCGGCCTTCAGGTCGCCGCGGGGGTGCTGGGCGACGCGGTTCGCGCCGGTCCTGCTGCGGGCCTCGGAGATGAGGTCGTCGTCGGAGTTAATGCCCGCCATGTCCTACCTCTACTTGACGTTGGTCGGCGTGGCCTTGACGACGCGCAGCGGGTCCACCATCCGGGCACCGTAGGTGGCGTATCCCTTTGCGCCGAGCAGGTCGCCGGGCGACCGGATGGCCGCCTCGTTAGGCTGGACCACGGTCACGTCTTCCTCGGGGTAGAACTTGACCGGGCCTTCGTTGTCCACTTGGGTCAGCCAGAACTTCTTGCCGGTCATCCAGTCGGCCTCGATGAGGTTGACGCCCTCGATGCTGGCCTCGATTTCCGACACGTCGCTCGACCGCATCCCGGTCGCCATCGGGACGTGGTAGTTGGCGTCCCACGACACCTCGTCGTAGACATCGTAGAGGAAGTCCGTGGAAGTCAGCGCGACGAACGGCCCCGAGAAGCCGTGGTGGGTGAGTTCGCGCTTGGCGTTCCGCAGGTGCTTGTGCGCGGAGTACGCCGTGTCGTCGTTGCCGTCGGCGTCGAACAGCGCGTCGGTGTCGCCGAAGACGTGCTGGTGGTCGTCCGCGAACGTGTGTTCGCCGTAGTCGGGGATGTTGTACCACGGCGTGGTGGAGCCGTCGAGGAGGTTCTGCTTGAAGGTCTGGATGATGAGGCGTTCCTTGGTGTTGGACGCGCCTTCGAGCATCCGGTTGACCTTCCGCATGATTTCCTCCGACGTGGACTTGCGGATGTACTTCCGGGTGAAGCCGAGTCCTTTGGCGAACTCGTCTCCGCGGATAGTCATCCACTGGCCGTCGTCGTCGTCATCGACCACGGTGCGGGGGTGTTCGCCCTCCGCAATCTTGTCCCAGTAGAGTTCGTCGCCCTCGGGGAGGTCCTGCATGAACGTCTGCTGGTTGACTGTGGTGCTGAACATCTCGCGGAACGGCTCTTCGGCCTCCCGGTAGATGTCCACCGCGCGGCGGACCATGCTGAGGAGGTCGTCGAGTTCCTTGCCGTCCTTCGTAGTGAGTTCACTGCGAGGCATGATGTGTTAAGAGTTGAAGTGTTGTGAGTCGAGTGTTTGCGGTCTACCGCTGGGCCTCCCAGTGGAAGGTCAGGTCGGTAGACGGTGCGGCCGCGAACGTGACCTCGATGTCCGAGGCCGTCACGTTCGAGACGTGGTAGTCCGCGGCACCCGCGTCCGCGTTCGTCGGGACGAGGCTGTACCGCGACGGCGCGACGCCGAGGTTGTGTGCGACCGTGTACGTGGTGGCTGCGCCGTCGCCCGCAATGGTGGCCTCGCCAGCCGTCTGCACGTCGTCGGCCACGGCGAGGAAGATGCGGTCCTTGGTGTCGCCTGCGTAGGGACCCTCGTTCATCGGGTCGAGCGCGAAGCCGACGCGCTGGACGAGCGCACCTTCGGGGAGCGACGTGGGGTCCTGCGTCATGCCGCCGCCCGAGTCGAGGTACACCGGCTCACCGGGCGTGAGGTTGGTGTCGTCGTCGTCGTTGACCAGTTCGATGCCGTACTTGATGAAAACGGCGCGGTCGCCCGTGAGCGTGCGCTCCTCCTCGTAGATTTGCTTTTCGATGTCGTCCCACGGATGCTGGTTGACGTTCGAGAGGTCGTCGGGCAGAATCTCGCGCGGGAGCAGCACGCCGAGCGCCCGAAGCGGGCCGTCTGCGTTGCCGTCGCCGTCGAGGTCCGCGTCGGGGTGGGCGTCCGCGGCGTAGAGGCCGCTCTCGCTGGCACCCGACGGCGTAGCGACGCCGACGAAGGTGCCCTGCACCCCCGAGCCGGACACCTGCACGTTCTCGATGCCGGTGCGGTTGAGGGGCTGTTCCTCGCCAGTTGCGATGTTCCAGTCAGTCATGATGAGTTAGTCGAAGTTGACTCCGCTGATGTCGAGGTACTTCTCGGCGAACTCCGCGTCCGCGTCGTCGTCCCCGTGGGTGGGAGCCTCGCTGCCCATGTCATCGAACTCCTGCTCGGAGTCGTCGTCCTCGTCGGCGTCCACAGACTCGGACACGAAGTCCTGCCAGTCCTGAAGTTCGCCGAAGGTGCAGTTGTCGAGCGCGTCTTCGGACAGCGGCACCTCGCTGAAGGCGTCCGCGTCGGTGATAGATTCGATGAGGCTGCCGCGGGCGTCCGCGAACTCTTCGATACCTGCTTCATCGACGCCATCCAGCGCCTCCGCCGCCGTCTCGAACTCGGCGACGTTAGATTCCTGTGCGTTCTCGAACTCGCCGACCAGTTCGCGCAGTTCGTCTGCGTCGAAGTCGGCGAGGTCGCCGTCGTAAGTGACCTTGTTAAAGTTGAGGTCCATGGTTAGTTAGTGAACGTGATGGTTTCCGTGTCCACCGCGAAGGTGGAATCTTCCGCCGCCGAGTTCTCGCCGTGGTCGGACTCTCCCGATGGGTCATCGAACTCGGCCACCGCCGCGGTGGCTGCGTCGGCGAACGCCGCCTTGACGCCGCCTTCGTCGTAGCCACCCGGAAAGTTGACGATGCTGAACTCGCGGAGGCGTCCGTCCGCCAGTTCCGGCTCACCGCGGTCGTTCCTCACCGCCTCGTACTGGTCGCCGAACCCAACCGAGCCATCACGAATCTCGGGCGGGTCGTGCGTGTACCGGGCGATGGCCTCCTGATAGACTTGCGACCCCGAGATGTTCGGAGTGCGGGTCATCAGCCAGAGACTTTCTGTTTCGTCCGAGAAGAAAACATCCTGAACGTGGCCGATGCGGGCGAACGAGTTCTTTGCCTCGTGGTCTTTCAGGTGGGGCGGCTGCTCGTAGTCTTTCTCGCCGACACTCCGCAGGAAGTCTTCGGTGATGCGGACACCGTTGCGGGCTTCCGGCGGGCCGGGTTCCATCGCCTCGAACAGCACGTCCACGGACTTGAGGTCGCCGCCGTCGTCGTGGTTTTCGCGGACGCCGTGTTCGTTGAAGCCGTCACCCACGCGGTCCTCGAACGCTGCGAAGTCGAGGTCGCGGTCGTCGGGAGTCGTTGCGCTAAACGCCAGCGTTTCGTTGATGTCGAGGTTCATGTAGTGTGCGTTTTCGGGAAGTGGGTTCGAGTCGAAGTACGCGGCGAGCCGCCGCACTGTCCGCGTGACATCTTTGTTCGTGTTGTTCCGGTACTGCCACGCGTTCGCCACGCTCTCCCGGCGGAGGTAGCCGTTGCCGTCCACGACCAGCAGCGAGGACTTCCGCTTTGTCCCCGCGGGGACGAGGTACTTCGACTCGAACTCGGCTGGGTCATCGGCGACCCGCGTCGGGTTCGCTTTGCCCGTTTTGGTCGTCGTGAACTCGATGTTGGCTACCCGTGGCATGGCTACATGAACCGCGAAATCTTGTCAGCGCCCCACATGACTATCATCCCGACGCCACCCGTGATGCCGCCGAGAACAGTCGTGTTCCGCTGGACTTTTCCGCGGATTTCGTCTATGTCGTCGGCGTTGTCTTCGGCTTTGACGAGCGCCTTGTCTACACTGTCGTTGATGTGTTCAGTGCGCTCGTCTACGCGGTGCAGTAGCGCGAGTTCTTCTTCGGAAAGGGTCGATTTGTCCGGGTCGGGGGTTGGATTTTCAGGGTACTCAGTCATGACTCATCTTCGGTTACTGAACGTCGATTCCTCCCCGTTGATGAGTCTGAACCGGGGTCCTGACGGGACGTTACTTCGCCCCCAGCGGACTCTGCACCACCTTGCGTGTCGGTCGGACTGCCGCCGTCGGGGTTCTGTACGGCGTCGCCTTGTCCGGCGAGTTCTTGCAGCAGCGAGAGCAGGTCCGCGCCATCCCACATCTCAGGGACTTCCTGCGGTTCGATTCCAGCGCGCTCGGCAAACGCTTCCGGCGTGAGTAGCCCGTTATTGAACAGTTTGAGGAGTTTGTCAATCTCCAGTCGCTTCTCAGCGGAACTGTGTTCACCGAACTGGAACTCGGGGAGGGAGTTGTCTGTGAAACTGTCCAGCCCGGCGCTCTCGGTCAGCAGGCTCTTGAGAATCTGCTGTTCCACCGCCGTCTTGACGATGTTCTGGAGCCGCTGGACCCGCCGCTTGTACGCGGGCATCATCGCGGTGGCGCTCGCCTGCCCGGACGCACCGGGGTCCATGTTCATCAAGAGAGCAGGCACGCCAAGGCCAGTCGTGACGCGGTTCTGGAGGTGGTTGAACGTTTCTTCCAGCCGCATCGCACCGGCAGACGAAGACGTAGACGTAGTGCCCACGACCTCCGTATCAACGTCGTGGGGCGCGGCCAGCATGGAGTCAGGCTCGACCTGCTCCACGTTGTCCATCCACGCCTGCACTTGGTCTTCGGTCCAGTTGTTGTTCTCGTCGCCCAGTTTCCAGAGGATGGGCGGATAGGCCTTCGTGGCGATAAACCGAGCGTAGTCGATTTCCATGTCACGGAGCATATCGGCCTGCTCCGCGACCGGCTCCACGAACGACCGGCCGAAGTCGTCTGTCGGCTCCTTGCGGAACCACAGTTCCGCAACTTCGTGCGGCTCGTAGGAGATGGTGTCCTCGCCACCACCGCCGCCACCGCCACTACCGCCGCCGTCGGGGCGTTCGAGTTCGTAGCCTTGGACGACGCCGTACTTGTCGAGGTCGCGGCGCATCCGCTCGGTCGGCAGGAGTTTCGGCCGGAACTGCTCGTCTTCTACGACCAGTTCCATGAAAGCGTGACCGTCGATGAGTGCGTAGCGCACCCAGTCGTTGAACACTTTCCAGAACTCGGACTGCTTCATCAGGCGGCGGAGCGCCTGAATCTTGGCGGTGCCGTCACCGGCCGCGTCGCCGTCGTCGGCTTGGCCGGTGTCCCCGGCGCTGCCGCCCTGCGCGACGTTCGCGGCTTCGGCCCCAAGGCCGCTTTCCATCGCTGCCTCGAAGTTCCGCGGCGCGACGTTGAAGCCGTCGCCGACAATCCAGTCGGTCAGCGTCTCCAGCGCCTCGTGGACGTGCGGGTCCGTGTACGCGATGTCGCGGTGGTTCTCGATTTCGTCCTGCGGGGCCTGCGCGGCGCGCTGTCCCCCAGTGGACGACCCGCCGCCGCCCTGCTCTGACCGGAGAACTCCTTTCTGTGACGTTGCGTAGAAGTCGGCGCTGTCGCTGTCGGCGTCTACGCCGTCTACGAAGCGTCCGTCGAAGTTGTTAGCCATAATGAGAGTTACCGGCGGGAGTGCCGCCTATCGTAGTCGTTGCTGGTGCGAGACTGCGAGCCGAACCCGGCGAGCGCGTCGCCGTCGCCGTCAGACCGATGAGAGCGGCCACCGCCCGCGTTGCGTTGCACCACGCCCTTGAACCGACTGCCGCCGGGGTCTGCTTCAGCGGCGTCATCGGTTTGGGGCTGCTCGTCGTAGCCTGAAACGTTCTCGCGCTGGTGCAGGCTTTCGGTGCGTTCGGCGTCGAAGTTCGGCGGGAACGCACCGAGGACGAGCGCCATCGCCATGTCGTCTTTCCCGTTGGGCGCGTGGTCTTTGCCCGTGAACCGCGGCTTCGAGGTTTCGTGTCGCTGTTCTTTGACGATGGCTTCGAGTTGGTCCGTG